GATTTTATTTCTAATCCAGGTTTTCCATAATCATAAACTTCAGTATAATCAGTAACATTTATAACCTTCGATTGAGAATAATAATCATCATAATTATAAGCTATGCTAACCTTTAATTGATGTGGAGAAAAATACTCTCCAAGGATTAGCATCCTGTAGATTCTCATGGCTCCTTGTTTAACAAATGGGTTTATCCATCCTGTTTCAAAAGCTAACTCTATTGGAGAACCTGCATCATCATAGGTGGAGCTTTGTTTATACAAACTACTACCATTTCCATCTTTATGAACGTAATAATAGTCTGAACCTATGACAACCGAACTATCTCCTTTGTGGTTATCAAAAATAGACCAAAAACCTCTAAAATAATTAAAAACTAAAGCTTGACCTTCAGAGGTTAAAAACCTAACTTCGTTATCTTTGGGATAAACATCCCCTTTAGTAATTGTCAAATGATTATAATCTTCTAAAGGTGCTCCAATATAGTTAATTTGAAGAGACCTACTTAAAAGTTGAATACCCTTATGAGACTTAAAAAAGATACCTCCAGGGGTTAAAACTACACTATTTTTAACGCTACACCCTACATCAGAGGATATAAGTTGAGGTTCAATAAAAGTATCTTGTTGCCCTAGATTGTTTGGACCATCCCCTGATAGATAGAAGATTGCATTTTCCTTAAAGATTATAAGCTTATCGTCCATAGCCTTTAAAGCTGTAATGTCTCCCCCTACCTGAGAGACTAAAATACTTAAAGTATCATTAAACTCAACTCCAACCTTAGAGCTTAAAAGCTTAGAAAATCTAAGTTCTAACTTATTCTCTAACCCTGCTAAAAATAAACGGTTTTTAAAACTTGAAATTACAGAGCACGAAGGAGGGCTAGTATTTTCTAATACCCCACCTGTAGTATAAAGGACTTCATTGTTAACCAAAACTGCATCAGTAGTTTTATCCAAAAAGGACATATAATCTGCTGTAGCCTGATTTATAATAGGGTCAAAAGTTTGAGATTTAGTAGCTTCATTATCTGCGTTTAGTCTATAGAATAGAGTTCCATTTTTAACTGTTCGGTATAATTCTACATAAACATCTTCTTTTTGTGTAAGATTTAAACTAGGAATTATAACTTCTGCTGAAAGAATGTAAGCATCAGTAGAGGTATGAGGATAATCCCAACTAAATTGAGCAGAAGGTCCTGAACGATGAATATTACCTTGAGCATCGGTCCAACTGTAAATAGCTTTGTAGTAATATTTATCTGTATCTGAAGCTGCTGGTCTTGCAAAAGTATAATTTGTACTCGTACCTGCAGCTAAAGTTCCTTCAATTAAAAACTCCGCAGGATAATTAAAGTTTTGTTCTACTAAAACATTTCCATCATAGGCTTTCATTTGTCCACCGGAAAAGTTTAGATTTTCTGCTAACTCCTCGGTCTGATTAACAATTTCATTACTAAAATCTAAGATGCTGCTATTAACACCATATAAAGAATAATAATTAGTATTACCTTCTGTTCCACTTTCAATCACTCCTTGTATTTTTGACGTAAATAAAAACTTTTCAGTTGTAATTTCTGGCACATTACTAAGACTTGGAATAGTATAATTAGCATTAACATTTGTTCCAGAGTAGTTATAAAACATAGTAGAAGAATCTTGTCTTTTTCTAGTACAATTTAAAAGACTTCCACCTGAGTTTTGACTAACCTTAGCTTGAATAGAACCATCATTTTTTGCTGTATAATAGGTAGCAAATAATTCAGATTCTCTTATAACATTTATATAAACATTTTGATCTTGCACAAAAGCTTTTGTAGCTAACCCACATCCTCTCATAATTGTAGAAGCTGTTCCTGCTGTTCCTGTACTCCAAGCATAAGTGCTCTTTCTTACATGATATTGTGCCCAAGTATTTTTTAATTCAGCTTGAGTAGAAGTACCTGAAGTTCCTGCATTTATGTTATACAATGTAGGATTTATTTGATAAACTTGATAAAAAATTTGATAATCAAGTCCGTCTACAGTAGCAGAAGTAATGGTCCTGACTGAATGAAGTCCAGAAGAAGTTACATCTTCTATGGTAGTAGGAGCTTTAAGTTGAGCACAATCTGCACCAAGTATAGCAAGTTTTACAACCCCACTTCCATTAGCTGTTACTAGTACAAACTTTCCATAAAGATCAACAGATAAGTCTATAGCATCATGTGGAGTAATAGCTACACTAAAAGGGTCTATTCCTGCAGTTAATGTAGTACTATTTGCAGGTTTTCTGGCAAATTTTAATTCACTAGCAGAGCTATCATAGTAAGCTATAATCATTGCTAACGAACTAGAAGCTACATCGTATCTTTGATCTGAAGCTAGAGTAGCCACAGTAGCTTCTGCATTAAAAGCCTTTTCTGAACCTGAGTCAAAAGGTAATCCATCTCTAAGGTAGCCAAGTAGGTCAAAGACTTGATATTTTAAAACCCTAGAGCCATCAGTTCCAAAAAGATAAACTTTCTGATCAGCTATAGCAAGTCTAATTTTTCCTGTCCTAGTAGAACCAGGAATCGTAGCGTTATAAATAACATACGAACCTGAAACATTATCTACTACAGAAATTTTATGATTTGAACCTTCCATGTAAACAAAAACTTTATAATTATCTATAAAGGCACATTGAAGTTCACTCTGTTCTTTTCCGTTTTGAATTACTACATTAGACTCTGGAACAATTGCATCATAACTTCCTTCATTCTGAAATACCTTAACACCTTCACTATAGCTATAAACTTGGTCTCTAGAAACCCATAATAATTGATCTTTATACTTAGAGACTCCAATTACAGGTTGATTAAGAGTACCTCCAATTGTTTCTCCTTTAAGTTTTTCATAACCAAATCTTTTGTCAAATTCGCCTGTTTTAACAAAAGAAGCATTTTGAACTAATTCAAATTGACCAAAAGGAAGGTCTTTTTCATCAAATTTAGTATTAATACCTTGATCTAAAGAAAGAGGCAGTATTTGTTTTTGTAGAGCCATCTATCCTCCTAAATAACGTCAAAGCTACTAGTGTTTCCTCTATTTATAACAGTAGCTGAGCCACGGTTAGAAGAAATTACATATGTTCCTGCTCCATCTATCTGATCTGTTCCCGATGCTGTTATAGTGATATTATTTGAAGCAGCATTTCCAGAAATATCCTTTATTATAAAAAATCTTCCTGCTGTCATCCCTGTAGCTCCTGCAGAGGGTAAAGTTAAGGTACAAGCAACAGAGGAAGTATCTATAAAGTAATAAGAAAAATTATCTGTTGCAGTGATAGAAGCAGTTCCACTTAAAGAACTTGAGTTAGCAGAAAATGAAATAGCTGCAACCCCTGTAGAACTTATAACTCCCCCATCAGTTATTCGAACCTGATTGTTAGAAAGATCGTTAAAATACAAATCTCCTGAAGCTACATAAATTGACCCAGGAAAACTTGTAGCACTTAAAGCAGAAGCCTGAGAAGCAAAACCTCCAAACTTCATATTAGTAGGAGCATAATCTGTTGTCCCAGGAGAAAAGTCTAAATCCGCATCTATAGTTAGAGCAGCTACCCCAAGACTTTTACCACTTGTGGCATGATCATGAGCATCCACTAAGGTTAAAGCAGCATTTAAATCACTAGCCCATGTAGGTCCTAGTCGTTCCCCTGGAGTAGGTAGGGTCAAACTCATATAAGTTGTTGTTGATGTTTCCGCCATAGTTATATCCTAAAATATCCAAAAGTAAACGTTTGACATACTAGTAGTTCCTGATATTTGAAAGTTTATAAACTTCTTTCTATTATAGTTGTTACCGTCTGAATCTGTAAGAGATTCGTAAACATCTATTGCTGCAAACTTTCTTACTACAAACCAACCTAAAGGCTCTCTACCTAGTTTATGTTCTATTAAATTATCTACACTGTGAGTTAAATCTATCTCCTTTAAATAGACCCCATTAACTATTTGAGCGTCTATAACAGGATTAACCGATTGCTCTATATTATCTTGTAAATTACTAAATTCACTTGCAATTGGAGATTCAGGAGGAATATAAATTTTCTTAAATCTCCGTACAGTCATTAAGTAGTCCTTGTAAACCAAAATTCATCGTTAGCCACATAAATGTCTGACACTGATAATGGTGAACCTGCGTCTCTATTATTAGCAGCTTCTTCTATTCTTCGTTTCATGTTTGCTTTTTGCTGCATAAGCACACTAACATCACTCTCTTCTTTTTGTAAACATTTTATAGCTGCATCTATAACT